CCCTCGGGCTGTCGCCCTCGGTCGTTCACTCGCTCGCCTGTCGTTCACTCGCTCGCCACTCTTTAAGTAGTAAACACAAAAGGAAAGTTCCCTCTTAATTATCAGACAATTCTATCGGCACTCCCTCGGGCTGTCGCCCTCGGTCGTTCACTCGCTCGCCTGTCGGCTCGCTCGATTGGCTTGCTTGTCAGCTCGGCTATTGATACATCTGTTCGAGTCAGTACATTTGTTCGTCTCAATGTTCTATATCAACTATAACAATAATTTATTAACATTCTGTTCATAATTTATCATTTATTTTGTTAACAATTCCATGATACAATAAAAGAAAAACTTAAGGAGATATAAAGAAATGAAAAGACCTAAAGACGGCATTACAGAAGCAAAATTAACACCATATGAAAACTTGTTTCATGCTATTTTATTGCAAGCTGTAAATGACATAAAATATGCAAAATGGAAGGAGACAACACATATCTATGCAGGATGTTTGACATACGAAGGACTTCAAGCGGTTGATTATATTGTTGCAGTCCTTGAACAACACGCATATAGCAAAGACGCAATAGCAAAGATTTTTAGAGAGATCACGCCACATAACTACAAATATGATTTGATTAAAGAAAGATTAGAAAAGAGAGGTATCGAGTTATGAAACAGACAGAAATTCAAGCAAAGTATTTCACCCGTTGGCACTACGATTATATTGATTCCACTTCTAGCAAGTCCGAATATATCGCCCGTGTTGGCAAACTTGCTAACGTTGCAAACAAGCGTGCCAAAACATTAACGGCAGCGATATCAAAAGGCAGAATCACAGAAGATAGAACAGCACTTTTCAGATATCAGGATGCTGTTGACTACTTTAATAAACACGTTACATATAACGCTACTTATGTTTCAACTGGTAAAGCTGTTTATAAAGATTTTTCAATTCGTGAATTGAGGGCACTTGAAAACAAGCTTTTGCATTATCTTGAAGCAAAAGCATCAACAGCACGTGGTAGCATCGAAGTAGAAAATAAAAGAGTAGCAACGTTTAAGGAACGTTACGGGGTTGATATTTCTAATCTTTCCAAAAATATCCGCGACAAGCTTTTCAACACGTTGCACCATATATCAGATAAAAAGTATGCACAGCTATCAAGCGATCAAATAGTTACAATGTTAACTGAAGCACTTAATACAAACACACGTGAGGGGCTGAATGAAATCTTTAGCACTTTTGAAGATTTGTACCCGTCTGTTAAAGATCAAGCAGAATTTCGCGTTGCACTTATACAGAACAGTTCGCTATCATGGAAAGATAAAGCACGTGAGTTCAAAGCCGCAAACAATCTGTATAAACGCAATCGAGCGAAGCCAAAACCGAAATCTATAAAGCAGGAGTTGTAAATTATGATAGTTCAATGTTTAAATAGATCAAATGAATATGATAATATAGAAGTAAAGTCAGTGGCGGACTATGTGCCGTCACATGGCTTTTCATTGCATAAACCTTTAGGTAAAAAGAAAGACAGCCCATATTATATTGATCAATTTGGAACTTTTGACATTGAAACAACATCACGTACACGCATTGAAAAAGATGACCAGGGCGAAGAAGTCACGAAACCTATTGACGCTTTTATGTATGTTTGGAGCGCTTGCATTGACGGAGAAGAAGTAGAGGGTAGATATTGGACTGATTTTATAAAGTTACTTGATAAAATACAAGATTACTATAAAACTAACGAATCACGCTATTTTGTAATTTACGTTCACAATCTGCCTTTTGAATTTTCTTTTATGATTGGGTATTTAAACGACTATAGTGCAGTGTTTGCAACTGGAAAGCGTAAACCGCTTGTCTGGCGATTAAAGAAGCGTGGTATTGAACTGAGGTGTAGTTATAAGCTCACGAACATGTCGCTTGATAATTTTACGAAAAAAATGGCTGGCTGTGCACACATAAAAGCAAACGGAGATTTGGACTATTCACTTATAAGACACAACGAAAGCTATATTAGTCCTACTGAGTGGGGATATATCATCAATGATACGCTAGGACTGTGGGAAGCAATAACATACATGCTCACAAAAGATGGCGATACAATTGCAACAGTACCACTCACAAGCACATCTTATGTGAGACGTGACATGAAAAGAGCTATACGAAAAGGAACTACCACCAGACTGCTAAAGAAAAAGCTAGCTTTAACAGACAAAACATACAAACTTTTAAAGGAAGCTTTTCGGGGCGGTGATACTCACGCAAACATGATAAAGTGCGCGAAAATATATCATGACGTTTATAGTTTTGATGCAAGTAGCATGTATCCGGCTATGCTTCTTTTGATGCAGTTTCCAGTAACAGCATTTGAAAAAATGCCTGTAACTTCAAAATGTTTAAAGTATATAAAAAGTAAAAATCTTGCATGGATAGCACAAATAAAGCTAACAAATGTAAGACTTAAAGAAGATCAATACAATCCGTATCTATCTATAAGTAAATGCCGCAACTTGCAAGGGGTCGACCCTGATAACGGCAGAGTGTGGAAAGCGGCAGAGCTTGAAACAACTGTTACAGATATAGACTTTTCCATAATAGAAGAATGTTACGATTTTGACAGCGTTGAAATTATAGAAGATACCCTATATACTGCACGGTATGGATATATTCCAGACGATGTAAGAAGCGTAATTATGGAATATTTTACAGCAAAAACAAAACTTAAAATTGCTGTAAAGTACACTGCACCAAATAGTAAAGAGAGGGAAGAAGCGGAGTACGACTTGATGAAGGCAAAAAATAAATTAAATGGCATTTATGGCATGGCGGCTACCGATCCCATTCACCCTATTATGTTGTATTTGGAAAACGAATGGCAAGAATTTTCGTACTCAATGTATGAAAATGATATCGCATATAAAGAAAAGGTTGATGCAAGCGGCTTTTTGATACCAGGTGAAAAAAGCATTGAAGAGCAAAGCGAAAAAAGCGTTTTGCCTTATGTATGGGGTGTATATACAACAGCCCACGCAAGAAAGCATTTGCGTAGGATTTTAGCATGTGCGGAAAGTTCATATATTTACTGTGATACGGACAGTTGCAAAGCAACTAATTTTAATTTTGACAAATTGACAGAATTAAATAATTGGATATATGAGCTGTGCGAAGAAACTAATTCTTTTGTTGACATTGATGGCAAAAAATATTATATCGGATATTTTGACTGTGAAAGTGATGTAAAATCTGAAAATAGGTATGAACCCGAATACAAAGATTTTAAAACTCTAGGTGCAAAGAAGTATTGTTTTAACGCTTATAAAGAAACAAAAGATAAAACATATTTTGGCTGTACAATATCCGGCGTCAAAAAAGCAAGAGGTATCGAAGTGATAAAAAACCTTGATAACTTTAGAGAGGGGTTTAAAATTAAAAATAGTGGTGGTTTCCAGATTTGGTACAATGACAGCGATAACGTTACAAAAGTAAAAGTTAAAGATTATCAAGGCAAAGAAGCGGTAACAGAATATACTGGTTATAGTTGTATGATACCGCGTGATTATGAAATAGGTTTATCGGATGACCAAATTAAGAACTACACTATAATTGATGAAATAGTGGAATAAATAACGTTTTATTTGCAAAACTTTTGTAAATAAGTTATTATATACTTGTAAAGGATAATACCCTTAAATAAAAGAAAAGAGGATAACGAAAATGAGAATTGAAATACAATCAAGAGAATTTGACAAGAAAGAAATGTTCAAGATTGCAAATGACAATCATTTGTTAATGAAAAATTTACCAGATGATAGTATTGTAAACGTAACTGATTACGTACGATACACAACAGATGACGCTAAGGAAGTTGCTGTTTTTTATCATACTGACATTGAGACAGGCGAAGTTGTAACAATTGCTACATCAAGTCCAACTGTGATCAAGACAGCAGAAAGCGCATATGATTTCATGGGCACTTACAATTTACAGTTTAAGCTGACACGCTCACAGAGCAAAGCAGGTCGCACATACATGAATTTTGAGCTTGTTTAATTTTTATAATGGTAGGGTGTGGTGGGATGGAAACAAGTTGTTCACATCAAACAGGGGGGTCAATTTGGCTTCCCCTTTTTTAAGTTAAAGAGGTGATAATATGAGTTTGTATAAAGAAAACGGATATTTGAACTACAAATATATCCGTGACGTTGGACAAAGATACATTGACATTGTAGGTGGTAGAGGAATAGGTAAATCGCACTTGATTGTAGATATCTGGAATGATAGAAAGTCGCCTATTTTATACGTGAGAAGAACAAATGTCGCGCTTGAAAATTCATTTTCAACTATTGGCGACTTTGTAAAAAGCGACTGGTTCGGAAAAGATATTAGAATGAAATACAATGACAAAAAAGGCTATGGAAAAGCATACTTGACAGGTGAGGATTTGCAAAACGATACACCTTTTATAGTAGGTGTTTCTTTGTCTACTTTTCAAAACAAAACTGGCATAGACTTTACAAGATTTTATGATGTAATTTTTGACGAGTTTATACCGCAAAAAGGCGACCGCCCTATAAAAAATGAGTTCCAGGCATATAAAAATATTATGGAAGTGCTATTCAGAAACCGCCCTGATTCAGAAACGGAAAAAATAAGAACATGGTTTTTTGGGAACTCTAACGCAATTATGTCTAATATTTTAATTGGATACAGACTTATCCCAGACTGTTACAAAGCCGTAAAAGAAAGAACTGAAATCACACAGGTAGACAGGTGCGAAACAACACTTATAATTCCGTTTAAGTCTCCTATTTCAGAGAAAAAGAGACAAAACGCTTTTTATAGAAATCTTCCAAAAGGCAGAGCAAAAATGGAACTTGATAACGAATTTATGGATTTGGAAGATGACAGAATAAGACACCAAAACTTAAAAGAGTACACGCACGATATGAAAACACCTTTGTTTTCCGTGTGGTTGCATAAGTCAGACTTTAAGTTTTATGTAACTAAACCTATGCGCTCTTATTGTGATGATGTTTTTGATGCTTCACCATCATCACTAGAGAGGTGGCAAACAAGCAGTAAAAAGTATCTAAAGCCAATGTTTATCAGCGGCGATATTACATTTTCAGATTATGAAACGCAGTGCGATTTTTTAGCGTCTTTTGATTGTGTATCATGGTACGATATTATATAAAGTTGTAATTGACAAACAATATATAAAATGTTATATAATAAATAGGCGGTTGCACTATCCAAACGCTAGCCAGCGTGTGCATGTCGGGGACGACAGACAGACCGCCTTTAATGCGGTATAGTGTAACAGGAAACACGTATGACTTTGAATCATAAGAAAACATTTCAACTCTGTTTACCGCTGTCAACAAATAAAGAAAGAAGGTTAAAATATGAAAATTGATGAGATTTTAAAGCTTGTAAATGCAGGCTACACTAAAGATGAAATTGCATCGTTTGACGTTACATCTGATCAGAAGACAGATGAGAAGAAAGATCAGAAGACAGATGAGAAGAAAGATCAGAAGACAGATAATTCGTTTGACTATGATAAGTTTGCTGCAGCGCTTGTAAAAGCGCAACAGATTGCAAATGGCAAGACTAATTTTGGCGGTTCAAACGAAAAGCCGGATATTAGTAAATTTTTCTAAATGGGGGTAGACTATGGCAAGTTTAAATTATACACAAATTTCTGCGATTCTCAATAGCATGTACGAGGAATACACAGGTAGAAAAACTGGACAAAATTTAAGTTTTGGACAAATGCAGAATACTTTTAAAATGGGTCTTGATCGCGAAGACGACAACCTTTACCAGATTATTCCTACAGTTCTTGCAAAGACAATTTTTTCAATTCGTCCATATTCCAGAAAGCTTTCTGGTATGGTTTGGGATAATGAACGATATGGAAACTATATTCGTAAGTTTACTCCGATCGTTAACGATTCCAACATTGACAATGATGAATGGAACATAAATGTTGAGCTTGCTAAACCAGAAGCAAGTCAAGACTGGAAAGCTGGAACTAAACCAGTAAAGTATGAAGTACTTCTTACAATTGCAAGTGGTGGCAAGAGTTTTGCAAGAAAGTATACTATTTATAAGAATCAGATCAATGCAGCGTTTGATTCAGAAGCAGGAGTGGCGTCATACTTCTCTATGTTAATGACTGAATTTTCAAACATTTATGAGATTGATCTGGAGAATATCGCACGTGCACAGCTTGCAAACCTTGCTCTTATCCTTGCAGATGCAGGCAGTGCAGAACCTACTGTAGGAAACATGTGTAAGAAAACACAAGTATTTCATGCGTTAACAAAGTATAACGCTGAAACTGGTCTAGCAATGACAGCAAAAACAATCATGAACCCAGCTGACTTCAGACCGTTTATGGTTTGGCTTTCTGCAGAGATGAAAACCTTAAAAGAAAACCTTGCTATTCGCGGAACACGTTTTCACGGTGATTTCACAGGAAAAGTTGTAAATCGACACACAGATGCTAGTGACTTACGCTTTTACCTTGTTTCAAAATTTGGTAACTATTTTGAAGCAAATGGATCAGAGTTTTTCCATCCAGAAAAGGCAGAGCTTGGCGACTATGAAAAAGTTACTTTCTGGACAGATCCTGAGAATCCTATGACCATCAAGGGTAGTGCAGAAGGTGTAAAGACAGACGGTGCAAGTAAGTTTACACTTTCAAATAAGACTGTCGAAAACGTTCTGGGAATCATGATGGATATTGACACACTAGGAATAGTACCTGTTGATCAATGGAGTGCAACAGAACCATTAAATGCACGTTTTGGATTCAGAAACGGTTGGAATCATTACACCTTTAAAACTCCAGTTGATTTTACAGAAAATGCAATTTTGATTTTACTTGATTAAACAAAAGGGGCTTCAAGCCCCTTTTCTTGAAAGGAGTACACATGTCATTTGAAGTTAAATTTGGTAAGTCGGACAAAAGAATAAACAGCACAAAAATTCCAACGTTTTCAGAAGGTGTATCATGTGTACTTAAAAGCGGTACAAGTGTAGAGAATCCAACTTTTATTTTACAAGGTGTTGCACCTTTTGATTGGAATGTTGCGTACTGTGAAACGTTTGGAAGGTATTATTTTGTAAATGATGTTACATATGTAGAATCAACTTATGAAATATCATGTAGTTGTGATTATTTGGCCAGCTATAAAAGTGAGATTTTAAACAATTCTATGTATGTAACACGCTCATCAAATGTTACTAATTTTAACAGATATTTGATTGATACAATGTTTCCCACTACATCCCAACCAACTATTTCACAATCAACTGCAACTTTACCGACGTCAACAGTGGGCTCAATTTTGTGTTGTATTATCGGTAACGGCGAAAATTCTTTTTTGTCTTTACATCCTGCAACGTTTAAAGCTGTAACAAAATATTTATATTCGCCTGATTATTTAAACGGTTTAAACACAATTCTTGAAACACCATCGGATGTACAAAAAGAAATTGTTCGCCCTCAAGACTATTTACAAAGTGCAATATGGATTCCGTTTGATGTTTCAGACGGAACACCAACGCAAATTGTACTAGGATACGTTTCCACAAGTTACAGCGGTAGAGATGTTGGAAAGGGAGAAGTGTTTACACATAGCATATCTTTAGCAGTACCACATCACAGCGAAAGTGATACTCACAAGTATATGTTGTATGAACCGTTTACACAATATATTTTAACATTGCCTTTTATTGGGACTATGCGTTTATCCTCTAAAGAACTAGCAGATATTGATGCTCTAACAATAAAATATTCTGTTGATATAAACGGCGCTATTTTTGTTACAGTTAAAGCAGGTTCAATATTACTTTTCACCGCAACTGGAAATTGCGGCGCTCCTGTTAGTTATTCGTCACGTTCTACAAATGTAATAGGTACTGTATCAAGTGCAATAGGGGCAGCGTTTTCGTTTGCAAAGCATAATATTTTAGGTGGTGTATCTGCTATTGAGTCTGGAATTACAAGCATTGCGCCAACTGTTGAAACAAGTGGCGGCAGTGGTGGTACAATGGTAGGCAGTAACGTTATTGCTTTACGTGCTATTTTTGCAAATCAGCCAAACCGTGATTACGAACATTTTGGTTATCCAGTTTGTAAAAAGATAAGTTTATCTAACTTATCAGGCTTTTTACAATGCGAAAGTGCAGATGTAAGTTGCGGCGCAACTGAAAACGGAAAAGCGATAATTAACGACTTTTTGAATGGGGGTATTTTTATAGAATGAAACCTTTTGTATATAGTGGGTACTATGTGGGCGAAGGTGTATCAAGTCCGATTATTAACGAGTATGAGTCAAGACAGAATCCAAACATGATTCATATTAATAATACGTGGGACTATGCAACATACTTTCGATACTTTTTGCAACGCGCAGAAAGTCTTATCATTTTTGATGGTATGCCGTCAAACTGGGCGAAAAATTATATTTATCCTTTGTTGTTTTTAAAAGGAAACTTTTGTGTTATGAATACAGCTAGATTTGGTATCATTCCACAACACGGAAACCCGTATGGGTTCGATGTACAGTATCAACCAACTAACTATGTAGTTGCTAACCCAGCTTTTGACGCTAGTTTTAATGGCGATTTGATTATAGGCGAAGATTGTGAGATCGTAAAATTAGCACCTGACTGGTGCGGTATTGGCGATTTGATAAATTCATATGCGCAGAGAGTTGCCATGGCGTTATCTAATCATGATGTTGCAAGTGCTCTTGCAAAATTTGGTTTTATTTTTACCGCCAAAAACAAAAGCACAGCTGAAACGTTTAAAGTTGCTTTTGATGATATCATGTCGGGAAAGCTGGCAGTTATAATCAATCAAGCATTATATGATAAGGAAACTGGAAAAGCGCTGTATGAGTTCTTTAACAATGATATCGAAAAATGTTACAATGTTGTAAAGGCAGCATTAGAAAGCGTTGAGAACCTCAAACATGCTTTTGATATTGAAATCGGTATTTATACAGCACCAGCGAAAAAAGAACGTATGATTACAGATGAAGTTGAAGAAACCAAAAACGCTGTGATGTCGAAGTGCGAATTGTGGGTGGAAACTATTAACGAATGTTTAGAAAAAGTTAACGCACATTTTAACCTTGACATTCGCGCGCGTTTGCGTTATCCTAACATTATAGGGGGTGAACAACGTGAGAACTATAATTCCAATAGCGACTATGTATGACTATGATAATAATATCTTTAATGATATCTATGTTAAAGGTGTTTCAAAAGAACAACTTATTGAACACTTTTTACTATCATACGGAGATTTGACGCCTGTTTACCAAGATCCCAAATATTTAAGACGGCATGTTACAAGTGTAGCACGGTCGCTGCAATGGACTATAGATCACTTGTGGGAAGTAACACAGCTTGAATACAACCCTATAGAAAACTATGATAGAATGGAAAGTTGGACTGACACTGGCGGTGGCACTTTCCAGAAGGGAAAAGTTGATACTGAAGAAACGTTTAACAAAGGTACTGTAACAACAACTTTTGGAAAAGTTTCAGATAGTACACATAAGGTTGCAGCGTTTAATTCTTCAACTCCAGAGGTTGCGAACACTGATAACACAACTGATAGCGGAAGTGATTCACAAACTTTTGGCGCTGACACCTCGCATGGAAGTGTTACCAATGGTTTGGATGAGTCAACAACAACTGGAAAGCATGATGGAAGAATTCACGGAAACATAGGTGTTACAACTTCACAACGAATGATGCAAGAGGAAATTGATTTGTCTAAAGCTTACAATTTCCTTGATGAAGTATGTAAGCTCTATGCCGATAGGATATTGATAGGAGTGTGGTGATATGGAAATTATGAATGCAATTGCTCAAATAGCACAAATGGTAGGTGTGCCATGCGTATGTTTGGGCGCGGTAATGTGGTATGTGAACGCACTTGATGTAAGACAGCGTGAGGAGAGAGAGACGTGGTATGAAAAGCATGATCAGGAAAGTGCAAAGTGGGTTGATGCACTTAATAATAACACAAAAGTTATTACAGAGTTGTTGACAATCGTAAAAGAAAAGGAGAATTAATCTATGATTTATGATATTCCAGATAAGAACGTCGCTTATATTGCGAAGGCGAGAGAGCTTTATAAAAACCGTGAGAAGTATGCGTACCTTTACGGAGCGAAGGGGCAAAAGTGCACACCTGAGGTTTTTGAGGCGTTGTGGAAGGCGGAGCCGAATTATTTTAAAAAGTATAACGCACAACAGAAAGCACAAATCAAGGGTTTCTGTTTAGGAAAGACAGTGATTGATTGTAGCGGCTTTATCAATCTTGTTACTGGAAAATTTATGTATTCGACTGCATACATAAACAGTTGCACAAATATAACGACTCCTGACAAGACAAAAGACGGCGATTTACTGTATACAACTTTTGGCGGCAGGGGAAGACATATAGGGCTTGATATTGGTCATGGTTTTTTCATGCATTGTGGAAAAGAGCTTGAAACTATTTCTATTGGTGTGATTGATGGATTTGGTTGGGAAAAAGGGGGTAGAATATGATACAAAAGTTTTTTGGAAATATAATTGCAATCCAGATTAACGCAAATGAATTGACTAATAATGTTACGATTCTGGTGCCTGATGCATATTCATTTGAAAAGATTTTAATTTTGCGTGCTACAAATATATACAGCTTTGAACCATATGTAACCGTTATAATAGGATCGGAAATTACCTTCCCCCCCGTAAATAGTAAAAGTCCTTGCACATTCAACCTACTAATTACAGATCTTACAAAGGATACAGATTTTCGCGCTGTTATATGCAAATTTGGACAAATTCCAGATACACACTATTTTGATAAAGCTTTTGATCCAATTTTAGTTACGGGCGATGATGGCAATGAATACAATGTTATCCCTTCAGATCAATTTAAATAAGCGAGGTGATTAAATGGCATTTTCTAATTTTCCGTATACAGATTTTCACGATTTAAACCTTGATTGGCTATTGGAAACTGTAAAAGATCTTGATACCAAGTGGGATGATTACTATACACAATGGAACAAATGGCAAAGTGATGTTCAAAATTATATTGATAATTTGGACTATACCAGCGCTATTGACAATTATCTTGATAATTTAAAGACAAGTGGTGAGTTCTCTGATATTATTAATACATGGTTAACAGATTATGGATTGATAACAATTGGCGACTCATACGGGGAAGGGTATACCCCAGATGGCATGGTGAAACCGTGGTGCGATATCTTGCATGAAACGTACTTTAGTGATGCAAGCTTTTATGTTAATAAAAGTTTAGGTGGTAGTGGATTCGGTGCAAATACTCGCTTTTCTGCTCTGCTATCAGAAGCAATAGCAGGTCTTTCTGATAAGCAAAAGAAACAGGTGAAATATGTTGTGGTTGCAGGCGGCTGGAATGACCAATTTGTTGCGGCTTCGCTTATCAATACTGGTATTAAAGATACAATTGATTTAATGACACAGTTACCAAACGCAACGCTTTACATTGGATGGATTGCAACACCTATTATCGGTTTTACTACTGTTGCAAAAACTAAAGCATACAATGAAATCAAAACTTTATACGAGACGTATTGGGGAAAGTTTAAGTTTTTAAGCGGCGCTGACAGCGCTTTACGTTGGACTAGTGTCCTTGCTAGCGATAACATCCACCCCAACGCTAGTGGGCAAGCTTCAATTGCAGATATGATCTATAAGTCAATGGGTGGATATGCGTCATGGAATAGAAGTGGTGATTTTGCACTTGATGGTGTTGATTGCACCTTGAATGACTATAAGATGCCTGTTGTGTTGACTAATACCAACGCACATTGTAGCTTTAGGCATGTGGCAAGTTTCCTTGATTTGACTTTTACACCTAAAAAGACTTTTACAAATGCTGCTACCAAGGTTATGAACCATGATTTGTCATTTGTAAATGAGCAAAGTATCTGTAGTTGCAACGCGGTTATTCATGACGCTAACGGATATCATCAATGCATGGCGGTTCTCACTATTAATCCTTTTGATGCAACACAAGTAGATAGTGGTAGCATTTACTTGCAATTAGTTGATATCAGCGGAAGCGGATACACTACTTATAGTAATGTTGATGAGATACAGTTATATGGCGTTGAGTTTAATATTCCTTTAAGTTAATAAAGAGGGGCTTAAGCCCCTCTTTTCTTATTTTCTTTCTATTGATATTACTGTGATGTGACTTACAAACGGAAGTTTTGATATATAGTCAATAGCGTAATCGCTTGCTTGTCTTGCATTATATCCAATACATTCTACATACTCCATGTTGATATCGTCACTTTCAGTATTCAGAAAAGCTACTTCTACCCAGTATGTGTGTTTCATTGTTCTCATTTCTTTACTCCTTTTTTACACTGATTATCTCATAACGTTTAGTATCTGAAAAGTCATTACACAATCTAAACTTTACCTTTGCCGCAAGTTCACTATCTGCGTTGCAACTAAAAAGGTCATTTTCATTAGTATAGTTATCATGATATTGTATAATATACTGATTTTCTTTTAATATCTCGATTTCTATTTTTGTAAGAGTCCACCCTTTCCACTTATAATCAATAGTATATTCAAACGCTTCCTTAAAACTTTTTGCTCTAATAATGTCATAGTCGTGCTGATAGTCATTATCAGTGTCGAAGCCCCACACAACAATTGAATAAATCATTTTACAATCCCTCTTACAAGAAAATCAAGTGATACTTTTGCAATTTCCAGATACTTAATATCTGAAGAAGTTTCCGCATTTACTGCCTGCTCTGCTAAATAGGCATACATCTTTTTAACGTCAAGATGTACCAAGCCTACAGCACCTCCGGAATTGATGCAATCACTGACAAGTTTTAATTTCTTTTGCGCTGTTAAATTATCCATGTCTTAATCCTCACTTTCTACTAATAAAACTTCAATTTTATCAAAATTTAAATCAGATCCTATTGTAGCAATCCTCATTTCCGCGATATACGCAGCATCACATTCACTGTCAGCATAAACATACATTCTTAATACGTTTCTTTCTCCCACCTTAAATAGTACGCAAAACTTTTTCATTTTTACCTCACTTTCAACCCAGTATTCAATTGTCATGTAATTGGTTGAACGTTTACCATGATAATAGCTAGATTTTGTTCTTACAACACCTTTACCATATCTTCCATCATAACGATGCACAGTCGATACATTGTTATTCATATACCCTCTCACCTCCACGCTTGTTACAAAACTATAGTTATCAAGACAGTAATGAAAAGCGTCATGCTCATTTAAGTATACGTGATTTGCTAATTCAACCTTATATCTACCGTCAAGTGGCTTTACAGCTTTTACGGATGTATTCATGATCTTTGCTACTTCTGCAAAAAACTTATTGTAACTATTGATTCTCATAATTCCTTCTTTCTTCAAGTCTTTCCTTGAGGTCTTTGTTTTCTTTATCTTTATGATTATAATACTGTATTACTGTTAACATATCGTGTCATAATTGTAAATAAATTGTTAACAATATATGTTTTAATTTATAAACGCTCTTTATATTGTTATTTTAAATTGTCTGACAACTTGTGGGGAATTTGCACGTTGTATATTATATTTAAAGAGTAT